ATTTGGTTTAATACAACTCCTCAACAAGAGGGTGCAAACATTGTCATAAGAGAATTTAATTCTGCAAGTAATGTTTGGACAGTTGAACCAGTTGTTATCTCTGAAAATGATGCAACAGTTAATACTCTTCTTGATCCAATTGGTGGAGGAATTAACATTCCTGCTGGAACACTTTATTTTGAATATGGTGCTTTTGGTGCCAACGCAGCTTCTATCCTATGGGAGCGCGTAGCCGGAGCAACTATTATTACTGGAACTGCTGTAAGTGCAAATGTTACAGCTAGCTCAACTTTTGTTATTAATACTGCTACTGTTGGAAGTAATACATTTACTGCCAACGTAACAATTACAATTCCATCAGTTCTTCCAACAGATTTTGTAGCTGCTGTAAACAGTGCATCTATTCCGGGAATTACTGCTGGTTTAAATAGATTTAATCAGATTTACATTGAAAATACCACTGGTGAAACTTTCTATTTGTATGAAGGAACATATTCACCATTAACAACTGTTGGTATTCTTACATCACCAGCATTATCTGCAAAGGTTAGTAATTGGGTAACTCCAACTTATGTAGTTAGTGCAATTACACCAACCGCTGATCCAGCAAATGATACTATCTGGTATTATGATGACCCAACTGTTGCTGATATATTAGTTAATACTGGCAATGCATGGATGAGCTATAGAACAGTTACAGCAGATGCTCGTGGTTATAACCTTTCCTTAACTGACGTAAATGGTCCAATTGCAAGTGCAAGTATGCCGCTAACTCAAAGCAACGGTAATGTTTTAGCATATGGGGATATTTGGCTTAATACAGCAGATTTGAACAGTTTGCCAAGTATTTACCGTTATAGCACTGGTAATACTTGGGTTCAAATTAATAATGCAGATCATACAAGTTCAAATGGTATTGTTTTTGCAGATGCTCGTTGGTCTGCTGGTTTTAATGATATTTTAGAAGAACAAGCATTGGAAACAGTAATCTCAGCAGAAAACAATTATAATATTATAACTGAAAATTCAACCTATGCATTGCTTGATCCGGGATTAGGAATTCTTGAACCAATTAGCTTAATGTTGGTAGCAAGCCCTGCAAACTTAGACCCCGATGCACCAAGTTATGCATTGTATCCTCGTGGAACTTTACTATTCAATACTCGTCGTAGTGGTATGAATGTTAAACAATTCATGGCAAACTATTTTACAGTAAGTAGCAATGTTCCTTATTCAGATACTTGGGTTACTTTAAGTGGAAATAATGAATTGGGTGTTGCATATCAAGGAAGCGCAGCACAACGTAACGTTGTTGTGAAATCTTTGATTTCTGCTCTTGAAAATAGTTATCAAATTCAAGATGAATTCTATAATTTTAATTTGATGTCTTGCCCCGGTTATCCAGAAGTATTACCAGCCTTGGTAACTATTGATGAAGCTCGTGGTGAAACAGCATTTATTGTTTCAGATAGCCCACTAACATTACAAGCAAATGCAAACGCATTGAATACTTGGGCAAATAATCTAAATCAATCAACAACAGATGATGTTAATGGATTGGTTACATTCTATGATTATGCAGCAACTTATTATCCATCTGGTCTTACAACTGATCTAACTGGTAATAATATTGTTGTTCCAAGTAGCTTCATGGCACTTCCAACAATTATTCAAAGCGATGCAGTTTCTTATCCATGGTTTGCACCGGCTGGAGCACGTAGAGGATTAGTAACAAACGTAAGTTCTATCGGCTATGTTGATGAACAAACTGGTAATTTTATTACAAACAGTATTTCTAAAGCATTGCGTGATGTTCTATATCCTGCATATGTAAATCCAATTAGTAATTTTCAAGCTGGTGGAATTCAGATTTATGGACAGAAGACTCGCAGCGGCCAAGACACTGAATTAAGCAGAATTAATGTTGCGCGTCTTGTTATCTATCTTCGTGGAGCATTAAATCAGATTGGTGGACAGTATGTATTCGAGCAAAATGATAGCATAACTCGACAGGGAATTGCTTATCAAATCGGTGAATTCTTGAAGAGTATTCAAGCACTAAGAGGAATCACTGATTATGCAGTTGTTTGCGATCTTTCCAATAATTCTCCCGCAACAATTGACGCAAATGAATTATTTGTAGATGTAGCTGTTGCTCCAACAACTGTGGCTGAATATATCTATATTCCTATTACTTTGGTTGGTCAAGGGGTTATTACAACAAGCAGTGTAACCGCTGGTTAAAATAGTTGTATTTAATATTAGGGTATGCTATACTATTGGCATACCCTAATTTATTGGACAAATCAAATGAAAACTCGTATTTATAATACTCAACAGTTTATTGAACAATCAAAAAAGAATTATAATGAAGGAAGATATTCATATGATAAAACTGTTTATAAAAATGCAAAAACAAAAGTTATTATTACCTGTTTGCTTTGCAATAGAGATTTTGAACAATTGCCCAATAATCATATATCTGGTCATAATGGTTGTATATTATGTTCTATAGGAGGTAATAAAAAAGACACTAGTATTTTTATAATGAAAAATAAAGATAAAAATATATATTCATATGACAAAACTGTTTATAAAAATGCAAAAACAAAAGTTATTATTACCTGTTTGCTTTGCAATGAGGATTTTTTACAAACACCAGATTCTCATTCACGAGGTCATGGGTGTCCATTATGTTATCGCAAAACATGTAATAAACAACGAATCAAGACTACTGAACAATTTATAGAAGATGCATCTTTGATACCAATTCATTTTGGCAAATATTCATATGAAAAAACAAAATATCAATATGCAAGAAAAAATGTTCTTATAACTTGCTTAGTATGTAATAGAGATTTCTTACAAACACCAGATAATCATTTATCAGGAAAAGGATGTTATTTTTGTAAAAATAAATTGATTTCTGAGAAATTACTAAGTTCCACTAATGAGTTTGTTCAAAAAGCAAAAAAATTACCACTTAATGATAATTATTCATATGATAAGGTAAAATATATTAATAGTAAAATTCCGGTTATCATAACATGTTTATCTTGTAATAAAGATTTCTTACAGGTTCCTACTAATCATCTTCAAGGTTCTGGTTGCCCAGTTTGTAATAGTTCAAGAGGTGAGAAGGCAATTGAAAATTTTCTTATTTTGAACAAAATAGAATATAAAAGACAAGTAAGAATTACTGGGTGTCATCGAAAGAAAACACTTCCTTTTGATTTTGGAATTTATAATAATTATGGTAAATTATTGAGATTAATAGAATATCAAGGAATTCAACATTACAAATCTTTTACTCATTTTGGTGGTATAGAAAAATTAAATAAAACATTAGATTCTGATAAAATTAAAAGTGATTATTGTTTGGAAAACAAAATACCATTGTTAATTATTCCTTATACTGATTTTAATAATGTAGAAAGCATATTACAATTTTGGACTAATAAAGGTTACTTTTGAAAATTTTTCAATAAAGTATAAATACTATCAGTGTAGTAATAGGAGATATAATTATGGCTTCCGCAAGTTTGCTTAATTTCACAGTTCCGCTTTCAAATATCGGGGATTCCGCATCGGGTCAGGGCTTAATAATGCCAAAATTGAAATATAGATTTCGTTTGACTTTTGTTGGCTTTGGTGTTTCGGTTGATACAACCGAATTGACAAAACAAGTTATAGATTTTAAACGTCCAAGTCTAAAATTTGATGAACAAGTAATTGATGTTTATAACTCCAAGGTTCACTATCCCGGAAAGCCATCATGGGATGCGACTACTGTTACTCTTCGTGATGATATGCAAGGTAATATTCAGACGCTTGTTGGACAACAGATGCAAAAACAATTTGATTTCCTAAATCAAGCAAGTGCTAGTTCCGCAAGTGATTTTAAATTTTCTCTTGTTGCTGATACATTGGATGGTGGAAATGGTGCAGTTGAGCCAATTATTCTGGAATCTTGGAATCTTGTTGGATGTTATATTAGTAACGCTGATTGGAGTGATAGTGACTATAAAACTTCTGATCCTCAAACTGTTAAACTATCTATTGTATTTGATAATGCATTACAAACTGCATTTGGAATCGGTTCACCTGTTGTTAGAACTAATGGTGTTCTAGCAATTTAATTAAAAATCTCCTCCTGTTGCACTAAAGCTCACCAAATTACTGGTGAGCTTTTATTTTAAGCATAAATAATGTCAGTCACGGACTACCAATCCTACTGACTCTAATGCTATTAAGGAGCACCAGCTATGCGTATTTATTATACAACTGAAATCTTTATTGAAAAAGCAAAAACTCATCCAAATCATATAAACTGTTTATATACTAAAACTGTTTTTGTTTCTTGGAAAGAAAAAATCTGTATAACTTGTCCTATTCATGGAGATTTTTGGCAACGTTCAAAGGATCATATAGCTGGGGCAGGGTGTCCAAAATGTGCCAACCAAAATACAGGGATTAGGTGTCGATTTGATCAAGAAGAATTAATTAAATTATTAAACAAGAAACATAATTATAAATATACCTATGAAAATGTCATATATAAAGGGGCGCATTACGATATTATTGTAACATGCCCAAAACATGGAAACTTTAGCGTTAAAGCATATTCACATATTGCTGGAATAGGTTGTATTAATTGTGGTTACGAGTCATCTGCTGTCATTCGCAGAAAAACAACAGATCAGTTTATTTTGGATGATCCAAAATACATAGTAATTTTTTTAATTATAATAAATCTGAATATATTACATCAAAAACAAAATTATGTATAACTTGTCCTATTCACGGAGATTTTTGGCAAATACCAAACAAGCACTTATTTGGTAGAGGATGTCCGAAGTGCAAAGAATCATCAGGAGAAACTATTATTAGGTTAATACTTGAGAACACAAAATTGAAGTATAAAAGTGAATTTAAAATTCCAGAATGTAAAAATATATTTCCTCTTCCTTTTGATTTTGCAATAATAAATAATAAAAAAATTTTAGGATTAATTGAATATCAAGGAATTCAACATTATAGACCAATACGAAGATCAAGAAAATGGTCAGATGAAAAACTTCAAATGGTATTCAACCAGATATTAAAACATGACTTAATTAAAAAAATATATTGTCAAACAAATAATATTCCTTTTCTTGAGATATCATACGCTCAAAAAGATAATATTAAAACATTGTTAGAAGAGTTCATTGTCAATATAACATAAATATCTATATGAGTATTCTTTCACAAGTATTATCTGGAACATCTAATCAACCAGCAACTACCTTGCGTGATTATCAACATGCATCTAAAATTTTCCGACCTAACAATAGCAGTTTCTTACCCAAAAGTAAAAATTGGTTTCATATATTTTTTGAATTGGACCCAGTAGTAATTAGTGCCGTGAATGCCGCATTAGGAGAGGCAACTTCTAATTTTAGAATTAATTGGAATCCTACTAATGTTCCAATTTTAGGAATTTTAGCAAAAACTGCAAAATTACCAACTTTTAAATTTGATGTTAAAAAGAATAATCAATATAATCGATGGAGTCTAACAACAACCAAAATAACATATGATCCAATTGAAATAAGTTTCTGGGATGATACTGTTGATACTATACGAGGATTTTGGTATGCATATTATCAATATATGATTCAAGACCCACGATACGTAAATTTTCAAGCATCACAAAATCAAGGAATAGCAGTTCCGTATCAATGGGCACCAAGCACAGCAAATGTTGAAATGTTATATAGCACTTCTTCTAATTGGGGAGTAAATTATGGTATGGATACCGTTGATACTCTTGGTTCTGCGATGAATAAAACTAATCCATTTTTTAGAAGTATACGAATATATCAATTTAATCGTCAAACAAATTCTGATCCAACAATTGGACCACAATATACTGAGTATGTTTTAGTAAATCCAGTGATATCTTCCTTTGATCATGATACTGTTGATTTTTCAAGTTCTGAATATATGCAAAATAAAATGTCTATTGAATGTGAAACCGTTTTATATAACTCAGGATTAGTTAACAATGATGAAATTGCAAGTTGGGATGCAGTTCTTCAAACATTTTTTGATACTACTCCAAGTTTCATTGCACCAGTTAATACTAATTTAAATCAAGTTAGTCAATTAGGATCATCAGTTAATTCATCATTATTTAATGCTCCGTCTGTTTCCAACGGCGGAACAAACAGTGGAATTAATAGCGTAACTTCTATTTTAAATCAACCCAATGGCGATGCTACAACCGTTCAAAATTCTTCAATTGGGTTATTAAACAATAAAATCGGTGTTCCTAATATTGTTCCGGGTTTTGGAAATAGTGGATTACCTCCTGATGTTTTAGGGGCATAAAATGAAAATAAAAGAATTACTACGAGAATATAACGAACAACGATTAATAAATGACTTTGGCAATAAAATATTAACTAAAGCCAAAACAGATATTTCTGCTCCAAAAACCAACGATATTAAAGATATTTTAATAAAAATATCAGCAATGGACCCAACTCCAAATAAAGAACTAACTTTCTGGTGTGCTTTAAATTACGCAAATAATGGAATAACTAGATTTGAAGATATTGGAAGAGCTATGAATGCATTGGAAGACTATAAGAAATTACTTAGAAAACCAAAATTGAATCCACCATTACAAATCAGGGATATAAATCAAATTAAAGTACTTTCTACTTTAGAAAAAATAGTTGATCAATACCCGAAAGAAGAGATAGTATCTAATAAAGAAGCAATGAATCAAGAAGAACAAGGGTTTTATGAATCAAAGGAAGCAACTTTGCTTTATAATGACAGTAATATTAAAGTAGTTATACCAAATACTAAAAAAGCAAGCATTTTCTTTGGAAAAGGCACTAAGTG